TAACAATAAGTTTTTAAATATATTTTACTCATAATTTTTCACTTTCTATTTCATAAACATAAAATTTTGCAGAACAACCTTCTTCTGGTTGTTCTTGTTCGTAAATTAATTTCAAATTATCTTTCTTATTTAGATATTGAATCCATTTTGAATTATATAAGTGACTATTATATTCTGTTTCAAATCTTATATCTGTACTATCGTGAGCGTACATTATAAAAAATCTATCACTCTTTTCGATCATTTTATCTAAACTTTTTCTCATATAATCTTGTTCTTCTTCTAAGATATGGTATATAACATCTAAACATATAACTAAATCCGCACCAGAATCAGTATACTTATCAAACTTCGAATTGATTAAATTTAAACCATAAGATGGATTTGGATTGAATATATCAATTCCAGTATATTTTTCAATAAGTAAAGATTTTGCAACATCTAAATCACCATGTCCAAAATCTAAAACACTTTTTATGTTGTTTTTTTCTATGAAATCATTGATGAAATTTACTTTAAATTCTAATAAATTTCCTTTGCTTCCTAGTCCACTATTTCCATTAACCCTGTTATACCTATTTTTCCAGATGTCTATAGATCTCATATCAACCTCCATAATGAATAATCTTCATTCCCACCATCATTTAAATCTACCCAAAATTTATCTTCTTTGTTTACTCTATCATCAACCCATGTCTTACAATGAATGATTTTCTTTTTCTTTCCGATAAACCCTGCACATATACAATATGTAGACGGACTAGAAATGATATAATCACATTCGCTCATAGTAGAAAAATCTTGAATGTAGTTGGTTCTATCAGATGTGTTCATACCAAATTTAATGTTCTTTGATTTTTTCTTTAGGTATTCTACCACAGTTTTATAAGATGTCAATTCTTCATCATCGGTAAATATATAAAATGTTTCTGCGGAAACCTCATCAATTGCATTTAGATAATACTCTTCACCTAGAACTGCATCGGAATTCCATTGGAAGAAATCGGTTCCTCGAAAATGAATAGCAACTGAATTCTCTTCAACTTTTGGTTTCACTTTCAAATCAAATATTGATCTCGTTGAAGTAGAACTCCATTCAAAAAACTTTTCTCCCAAACACAAATTGAGTATTTGATTTGCTCTCTGGGAACCATTTAACATATCTCCTTTGAAGAATTGAAACCCGTCCCAAGGAACACAAGACCACGTTTCCCCTTCTCTTTCTGCTAGTTGTCGTAGATTGTTGTAATATAAAAGTCTATTACCAAATCCACCACTCGTCATATTATTGATTGAAATCATGGATTTGTCTCCCAACCCTTATCAATCCAATAATCATACAAAGACCATCTAAAATCATCGTGATTTGATTTTCTCCATGTTGCATGTTCGTCTGCACCAAGATTTTGCAACATGTCTCCCCATACTTCAGGTTCGTCTGGTGATTGTGATGGGAAATATGAATCTATATTTCCATGTATTTTACAGGAAGAACAGAAATGAATATCTTCTCCATTATCATAAGTCGGAGGATTTTCTCTCCACATATAATGAATCCACTCTGTTTTAAAGAACCAACAATGCCCAACTATATCACATTTAATGTGATCCTTGTTACCGTCACCACAACCATATCCTGTTCGATTATAGTTTCTGCAATTAGCACCCACGATGCAATTTTTTTCATCGCATAGATTTTTACAGTGTTCTAACCATTTTAAATTTGGAATCGTATCGTCATCAAATATAGCAGTGTATTCGGTATCGAATAATAAAGGTAGAGTGAATCTTCCGTGAAATTTAAAATTAACATCCTTGGAATGAACGTGATTGAATTTATATTTTTCTTTTAGATGTTCTATATCAATATGAGATTCATTCTGATAGACGTAAATCTCATTCACATTCGCAGTTTGTTGTTCGATGGCCTTTAATTGTAATTCCAAATTATTTCGCTTCCAAACTGTTAGTATCACATTTATCATTTTATACTCCGATATTATTCTTTTCTAATATTTCCATAGTGATATTAAACGAACCTTCGATGGAAGAGTTCTTCTCAAACCAACGAATACAATTATTCGATAGAGTTTCCCAATCTTCCTTAGAACAACCGTTAACAAGTTCAATCGCTTCTTCTGGAGAATTCGCTTTCAGATAATGGACGTTTTCTTCAAGTGGGTTGTAGTGAGAAACCGAACAACCCGGAGTTATTATTGGTACAACCCCAAGTCCCATATACTCAATATCTCTTAAACATTTAGGTCCGACACCCGGTAAACAAAGTCCAAATTTCATCTTGGATAATACTTGTAAATATTCTACTGGAGAATATGCATCTCCACTCGCAGTCAGTATAAAAAAGTCACAGCACTGTTTCCAATTTAAAGTTCTCAGTGGAGTTGTCTTGCTCCCAACAAAACCCAATAAAACTTCTCTATCATCATATGAAAGTCTGTTGTTTATTTTAAAGTCTTCATATAGTTTAGAATGTTTAGGCCAGAAAGACCAAGGACTTGATCTATCCCCCTCTAAAATACTGTTTGCCCACAAGGAAAAGTTCCAATTTCGATCTGCTGGTATTCTATCCAACAAAGCAAAATCATATAACATGACGTTACCAACTTCACCTATCCAACATTTTGCTTCTGGAAGATTTAACACATGTGCATTAAAACTATAAGTGGGAACTGGACAGGGTTTCACTTCACAAAAACCTCTCTCCTCCCAAGCATCAACTAAACCACGAAATGAATCAGTGCTATGTTCACAAAAATATGGTTTTAATATAGTAATCTTATTTGGAATTTTCATATTCTTTAGTATCCACTCCACTTAAAACTAAATTAACCAACTTATCAATTTCATCCTTATGTTCTTGATAAGGTCGAAGAGAATGAGAGTCATAATAATAATCATTCGGAACAAGTGATTCGTCATATCCCCAATTAGGTCTATCTATTCTAAATCCATTCTGACCACCATTTCGTTTAATTAAAACTACATCACCAACAGTGTGCATTCTCTCTATAACTTTTTTACTTCCCCAATACTCATCTGCAAACCAGTGATTCTTTCCTGCAAGATGTCCTCCGGGATCATTTCCCATGTTCAGTCCGAATAAAAATTTTATAGAGTCTTCCCATTCATCATGTAAATCTAATACTTCCTTGTATTTTGAACCCTTTGCTATATGATAACAACTCGGTATTATTCCATATGTCTCTATACAAGGATTGATATGAACGTAAAAATTATCATCTATATCGGAAATAGTATCTACAAAATACTTCGTAGATAATGGTAACATATCAATATCACTTATAATATTGACTGAATCTGGTTTCTGTGAAGTGTACCAATATCTCACCCATAGATTTTGTAGATATAAGGGAACACCTTCTATGGGTTTCATTTTAACAACTTCCCCATAAGTATCATCTATGTCTATACTATGATCTTCATCTATGTAAATTAATAATGGAGTCACATTGAATTTCAATTTCCATATTTTACTTACTATGGGCCAAAAGTCCAAGTACATTGGATTTGAATCTGAACTGTGTATTGCATAATCTATCTTCATTCTGATGGATCCTTTTCTGTTTGTTCATCTGGATCTAAAAACGCATACCCAACATGTTGTCTCGGTCTTGGACTTGTTGGAAACGGAACTGTGTTTTGTTTATCTCCGTGTCGCAACCAATCATCGTGTGCCAACACATCCTTTGCATGTATACCCGGACTACATAGCATACTTAAAAAGTCTTGATCTTCCCATGTATAACCGCTTACATGCCAATAATCTCGTCTCAACGCTCCAGATTGCGTCAACCAATCTGTCAATGAAAACTTTCTCTTCTTGGGTTTACATCCCCACATTCCAGTTTGAAAAAGCATATTATGCGCATCGTGATCTCTCATAGAATGAAGAGTTTCTTCGCTTTGCAACCACTCATTTACCGCTTCTCTTTCTCTAAAATTCAAACAAGAATCAGCATCACGAACAATTACCGCATCATAATTTTCATCATCAACTGCAAGGCATCTCCAAATGACTCCATGAAATTCACTATCTGTCATGTCTATTAATTCACAACCTTGATCTTCAAGAATATTCACAGTTTCAGTTGGAACTGTGTTGTCATAATAAAAACGAACATCCCACCCCGGATAATATTCATCTGCAAGTGGTTTGTTCTTGATACAATTCTTAGTGTATCTTGGATCATCTCCATACAAACTAAATGAAATTAATTTTTTCATTTGTTATTATCCTTATCGATATAATGTCCAATCAGTTCCCAAAGAATATCGTCTGAGAGTTTGAGTGTTTTGACTCTTTCAAAGTTATCTTTTATTGCATCCATTTTACTTTCATATAGTTCTTCAGTCAAATCATTAATATCAAAAGAATCATCAAGTTGTATGATACCATCAGTATTGAAATAATCTCCAATATTAGGACATCCCCAATAAACAGGTATTGTTCCGTTTGCAAAACAATCTGTTATTTTCTCAGTGAAGTAGTGTCTATATGAAGCGTTTTCAATTGTTATTGAAAATCTATAATCTTTTAGTGCTTCTTGTTTTGGTGGATGTGCTGCGGAAGCAAACCCATCTGTTCCTACTTTAGAGGAACCACCAACCCCACCATAAACATCAATTTCATTTTTAAGTTTTTCTGCCCATTCGTGTCGTAATCTATGTCCGTTTGTCATTAGTTTTGGAGACGCTAACAAAGAACACATTTTATTCTTATCGTGTATACCAAAATCTTCTACTGGAGTCCACGGAAGATTACTACCAGATAAAGCAAATATGAATCTAGAATCTAATTGTATTAAGTCTTCATCACATGTGAAGATTGCATCAAAATGTTCAAAATATTTTTTGTGATCCATATACAAAGACTGATACATTTGTTTAACAATTTCTTTAGATTCACATAACCAACCAAACCTATATGTTCCTTCCTTTCTTTCGTGAGAAGAAACTGCACTCATACCATTGTCAATGAAAACTTCAATATCAGAATGTCCGCTTGTCCATTGAAAGAAACGAGGTTTCAATTTACCACAAGATGATCCATCCTCTAAACTAAAAGGTGGATAGAATGCTTTGATCTTATTGCACTCATTTTCTCCGTAACTCAAACCTATACTTACTTTTGATACATCAGTTTCGACTGCACACATTGATGGTGGGAACAGGGTAAAGGATGCTTCTGGTTTATTTTCTTTCGCAGAAAGAATCAATTGTTCATGATCCCCCAAAGTATATTTTCCAGATATAGCATCTTTCTTTTTACTTTCACAACGATCGATCCATGACTGTAAAAATTGTTTGCTCTTTTCTGAAGTGTCAAAATATAATAATGCACTGTGTGGAGTTTTTAAATCATGCTCTCTTATAACACAACCCACATCTGTTTCCACTTCATCAAATTCGTTTGGAATCTGATTAATATTGCAATCGATATCAATCCACAGAAGTGGTTCATTCAATTCGTTCAGCATGTCTAGAATGAATTGAGGTTTCTCCAAACAGTTTAACATATAATGTTCTTTGCTTGGAATTTCTCTTATATCATAAGTAGCACCCAACTCATCGAGTCGAGATTTCATCTTTTCAGCACACGATGAATAATAGTCTCCACCGTCACGATCACAATAAAAACTAATGAACTTTGTTTTCATAATTATTTCCCGGAGACTGCCATTCAATCTTATCTTCAGATAGTCCCATCTTTCTTAGATTTTCTTTTTTAGATTCTGCGTCTGCAAGTCCCATTGTTACATAAGTGCTTTCGTTGGTGTGTCCGGGCCATACACAATACTCAGGACCTACAAATCCAATATCAATAATATTCATATAACCATGAACAAGAGCAAACAGAGGTTCATGATCAAAATCATTTGCATTTTGACTTTTAATTTTTTGCGTAGATTCAATCCATGTGTTTAAAAATTTTCTAGTGTTATCTGTATTGTCAAAATAAATTGGTGATGCTTTGATTCCTGATAACATTCCATTTGCAGTTGAAAGAACTACATCAGATTTACCCCCAAATGTATCAAAAACATCTAAAGATTTATGTACAAGAGAATCAACATCCATCCATAATATTGGTTGTTGTTTCTCATTTAATGTATCTAAAATAAATTTTGGTTTGCTTAGACAATTATCTTGATATGATCCTAAAGATTTCTTTTCACGAATGTCATTTGGAATGTCCAAACTTTCGCAACTTTCTTTTAATCTCTTTCCATGATCACTATAATATGTTCTATTTTCTATATCACTATAGAAACTCACAAGTAGAGTCTTCATAATATAATCCTAAATTAAATGCTTATATAGATCCTTCAATACATACCAATCTTCCCAGTGAACTTCAGCAAATCTTTCGTATCCTTTTGCTTCTAGAAATTTTTCAAGTTCTTCTTTTTGTATTTGGTTGTTATTATGTTCTATAGTAAAAGCACCAATAGTGAAAGAAGAATAATCAATACCCTTTAGAACCTCTAGTTCCGAACCTTCTGTATCAATACTAACATATTCTATAAAAGAAGGAGCGTTATTTTCTCGTAAAACTTCGTCCAAAGTTTTAGTTGTGAGTGAAATTGTTTCTCTATAATCTATATTACCATCTTCGTTTGGATAATCTTTCTTTTCTGTATGTGTTTCAATTCCGCTATAACATGATTGTACTAAATATGGAACAGTTTCTCCTGATTTGGACCAGATACAGGCGTTTGAAGTTGCACAATTTCTTTGTTTCTGTAAACTTTCCCACTGCGTTGGATCAGCATCAATACAAATTCCATTCCAATCGTATCCTTTTTCGAGGAGATGAGTGTTGCTTAAATTAGTTCCATCTGTAGAACCAACTTCAACGAAATAACCTTCCTTCTTCTCTCCATATAATCGAAGAATCCAAAGGTCTTGGTTTAATTGGCTTTTTTTCAATGTAATGTCAATCATAATATAAATCCTTGTTATTTTCTCTTACCAATATGGTACTTAGGAATTAATTCCCAGTCACTCTTTTCTTTATGGGGAATAATTTTTAATTTTGCAACACTAGCCTGCGGTTCTTCATACTCCTCTGGATCTGGAACTGTAAGGAGTCCCCACTCTACAAGTAGTTTTACAATTGTATTTCTTCTTGCTACATCACCATCAGACAAAGTGCTGTCTAGTCCATCAAGAATAAACAACTCCTTGAAATGCATAACAGCATATCTGCCTCTTTTGTGTAGAATATGACATGATTGATATAATTTTTTTTCTTGTCTGGAGGAGACACCTATTCGTGTCAATGTCTCTCGAACTTTCAAAAAATCATCATCATCTTTCAACTCAATTTCTACACCAAGTCCATCAAAAATGTCTTCAATTTCTTCCATTTATAAATTCCTTCAAACGTCCATTATTAACACCAATATTTAGGGTTTATTATTTTTTGCCGCCTTTAAACATTGATTGTCGCATGTTTTCAATATCGGAATCTGAAATGAGATCTTCTATATCTTTTGCTTTTTCATTTGAGTATCCAAAATACTCTTTGATTGTATCAATTTTTTCCGACTCTTCTTGTTTAAGCCACTTACTAAATCTCTTTCGTTTTCTGATAGATGAAAGATAATAATCATACTGCATCTTTTTATCTATGTGACAGTTTTCATTCATTATATTGGAGTGGATGATTGTGTCGGGGAAATAGGAGAGACACCTATTCACAACAAACGGCGTATATCCTTTCTCCACCTGTTCGTCTTCAGTGTCGAGAAGATTTTCTTTAGTATAATTTATAGAATTTAAATACTCAGTCAGTTTCATCTCGTTCAACCGCTATGATATTATCACATGTAACTAGATCTAGTGTTAGATCATCTGTCTTATACCACGCACCAGAATTTGCTCCCAACTTCCAATACACCATATCTCCGGGAAGAATATCTTCCATGACTTCATTACCTACAGAATGTACTTTGCTCCAAACATGCATTCCGGGAGAAAGTTGACTATGCGTGTAAATGACACCTGCTTCTGATTCTCTCTCTTCTTTGATTGTAGTTTCAACAGCAACCCAATTTCCAATTGCTTTAAAGTTCTCTTTCATTTGAATTCACATCCCATCATAAGTTCGACGATACACGCCACTAGATTTATTTCCTGATCTGCAACGAAAGCAGATTTATACTGATACTCAGCGATAATTAATACTGCCTGTGGAATTGAGGAAGGTGTTAGATTATCATAGAATGAATCATACATCTTTCTCATCAAATCACTTGGAGCATTATCTAGATTCTCAACCACCCACTTCCTAGCAGAAGTGAAATCTTTATTCTTCATGAATCCTAGAAGATCTTTTACTTGGACATTTCCAACATCTGATAGGATTCCAACGTCAATTGTACCCGCTACCGAATATCTCTGAACCTCATTAATAACCCTCCTGAAGTCCGGGAAGTGCTTCATAATCAATTGTGCAAGCACTTTTTCTTCGTAGGGGGTATTCTCCTCGTCTAGAATGAATTTCAATCTCTCCATGAAATTTGCAGCGAGTTTTGGCTTTTCGCTGTTGGGGATATTGAAACTTATATTTGTACAACGAGAATGAATTGGTTCGATGATTCGATTCTTGAAGTTGCAAGTCAAGATGAACCTACAATTATTTGCAAACTCTTCGATGAAACCACGAAGAGCAGGCTGCATACTTTGAGCATTTGAATAATCAAACTCATCCAGTATGACTATCTTTTTTCCTCCAGAGATGGAAACTGTACTTGCAAAATTACGAATTTTTGTCCGAAGAGTATCGATGTTTCCATCCTCCGAACAGTTAATCATAATATAGTCAGCATCCAACTCGTTGCATAGAGCCTTTGCAATTGTAGTTTTACCGCACCCTGCACTTCCAGAAAGAAGTAGATTTTGAGATTCACCTGATTTTACAATATCTGAAAATGAATTTTTAATCGACTGTGGTAATACACATTCTTCTATCGTCGATGGACGATACTTTTCTACCCATAGGTAATTTTCCATGATTGTTTTCAGTTTCTATAATGAGAATCTGACTCCAGAGCAATCCAATAAGTTAGATCTAAATTCTGATTCTTAAACTGACTAATGACTTTATCGCTGATTGAAACATCATAGTCACCCGGTAGAAGTTTTAGATTTTCAGCCTTGAAGTAAAAACAAAAATCATCATCCGCATGTGGTAGATTTCCCAACTCAATTGAATAGTTGTTGGTGGTAGCATCCGCCTTATCCATCACATCAATTACCAAGGAATCACCATCATTATGAACAGATATATCAGATACCTGTAGTACCGATGAAGCCTTTTGAAGATCTACAAAATCATTATGCTTCCATTCAAAATCAACAACGCTCTCTGGCATATTGATCTTCTTGGTTGCAGTAGTCAGAAGTCTGGGATCACTATAATAGTAACGAACACTATTACCTTTACCAGACTCACTAATTACCATGTGATTTTCTTCAAATCTAAACTTAGGAGAATCAAAAAGAGACACCACGCCTAGAAATTTATTCAAATCCCAGAGTCCAAATTGAACGTCAAAGGTTTCCTCGACAGTTGCTTCTGCCATCACATTCTTCACTGGGGAGATTGTGGAAATTGTATTCCCCGGTTCGATTAAAATATTGGAGTTTATCGTCGAAAAATTCTTAAGAATTTCCAACGTCCTCCTCGATAAACTTACTTCAGTCATTGTTGCTTCCATTATATAAAATCCTTCAATTAATCAATATCGTAATGTTCGGCGTAATCTTCCCAATCGAAGTCACCATCAGTAATGCTCTTAAGATTCAACTTATCGTTTCGTCTTTTAGATTTTCTTTTCTCTCTCTTGACACCTTTATTCTTTCTTAATTCGGCATCAGGTTGGGATTCTCTCCCTACAGTTTCTTTATCGTTATTCTGGTTGTCCATGACTTTTCAAATTATCTCCTTCTAAAAGTCTTCGATACATGTCATTAAGTTCTTTAGTTTATACTTAATAAAATATGACAATAACTTGTTTTTATGTCCAGTGGGTTCTTGATTGAATTGATCTTGTATTTCTTCCTGTATATTATCAGGAATATAATTTAAATCAATAAGAACTTTATTTCTTTCCCAATTAGGATATTCTTGTTCACATAAACCTTGAGTTATACTCGATTGTATTAACTCCATTTTTTTCTTAGTTACACTCTTCTGTCTTTTATCTTGATTTACAAAAGCATCATCATCTGAAAGAATATTTGGTATTCCATCAGAGGAATCTCCTCGTATGATGTGTTCGATTAAAAATGTTTTTGGATTATCACACTCTAGAAATTTCTTCTTGAGTGGACTATATTGTTTTACATTCGGATATACTTGTAGTTGTTGAAAATCTTTATCGTCTGAGACTATAATTATCTCTTCCCTATGGTAATTTTCTTTACAAAGAGAAGCGATTATGTCATCCGCCTCTGC